TCTCATTTTATTGATAGTTTAGGTAACTTTGTGTTTGAGCTCGTAAAAAAAATTATCTAAATAACAAAGACTTCTACGCTGAGATGGTTCTCTCGAAGGATGCTGATGTACTAACTAAGACTGCAGAAAAGATGTTAATTCTTTTAGCAGAAAAAACTATCAATAAAATGAGATATGTAAGTGAAGATGATCGTAATGATTGTTTACAATTCGCTATGCTAGATCTTCTTAAATATTGGAGAAACTTTAACCCTAAATATCCTAATGCTTTCGCATACTTTACAGAAATTGCAAAGAGAGGATATGCTAAAGGATGGAATAAAATACATCCACAGAAATACAAAGGAACTATCTCTATCGGAGGTAACTCTGGAGGAGGCGAAGGAGAAGGTTCAGGTATCTACACTATATAAATGTCAATAAAAAACCTCAAACCAACAAAAAATTCAGGATTCAGTCAAGGGTATTATGTACCTATATTTCCTGAAAAATACGTAGGACCAACTCCAATAATATATAGGAGTTCATGGGAACGTAAGTTTTGTATATGGTGTGATAATAATGACAAGGTATTAAAGTGGTCTAGTGAACCTGTTGAAATTAAATATTGGTCTAGACAAGATTCAAAGGCTCATAAATATTATCCAGACTTTTACTTTAAACAAATACAACCTGACGGCACGACGTTAGAATACATTGTTGAAATTAAACCAAAGAATCAGATAACTAAGCCGCAACCTCCAAAAAAACAATCTAAGAAAGCATTAGAATCCTATAAGTTCCTCGCTGAGGCATACATTAAAAATATGGATAAATATAATGCAGCCAAAGAGTTTTGTGATGGAAGAAATTACAAATTCATTGTGCTAACAGAAGATACTATATTAAATGGGTTACGTTAAAAAAACTATAAAGCAATTAATCAAAGATGCAGGTAGCAAGAAACAAGCTAGATCTGCATCTGAGAAATGGTTTAAAGAAGGCGAATCATCTAGATCTCTGAATGAAGTAAAACAAACAAGATCCAGATTTGAACCTGGTAAAATATATGTATTTGACTATACACCCGTAACAAAGGATTTACCTTGGTTTGATAGAAAGCCTCTCGTTTTAGCAATAGAACATAAAGGTGAAAACGATCTAGGTATTAATTTAAATCTATTACCTGTTAGTATAAAAGAAAATCTATTAGATGATTTATATGATAGGATGGAAGGTCAAATTAATAACGCAACATCAGGTAAAAGAGCTTATAATGCATCGAGACAGGCTCCTTTAAGAATAACGTACGAAGGAATATCATCGTATCTAAAGAGATTTGGATATGATTTTGCAATTAGACAGTATATTCCTACAGGAAAATCAAGACAAAGTGTTATTAGCTATACTAAGTGGCCGGAAATCGCTTTATGTGATTTTATTAAACTAAACGGAACAACAGTGACACAAATTAGAAGAATGTTTTTCAGCTAATAAAAACAGAATATATAAACAAATATAATAAAGTAATAACTATGGCAGGATTCGTAGATAGAAATGGCCCTTTAAGTTACAATAAGAAATCGTTCACATTAAAAGACTCACTTAAGAAGTTATCTTCTTTTGGTATGTTTTATGATGATCTAGTACTTAGACAATCACAATCGATTGGACCGATGGAAGATGAGATAGGGTACGGTCAGATGAACCAAATGGGTATTGACAATGATGACATGTATGGCGCTTTTGCAGCGTTATCTATGGCAGACACAAACATGCGTAAGAATATTCCGTTCTTCGATCAAGGTTACGAAGGTAAACGTGATGAACTAAGAGCATTTTCAACGTATGACGAAATTGAAGACATACTAGATATCCTTTGTGATGAGTCTATTGTTTATGATAACAAAAACTTTTTCGTAAATCCTGAAATAATAGGAATGGATGTTTCGGAAGATGTAACTAAATACCTTAATAAATCATTTAGAAATATTTACCAATATTTTGGTTTTACACAAGATCAATCAGCATGGTATTATTTTAGAAAATTCTTAGTAGATGGTTATTTATCATTTGAGATTATATATAGTCCGGATCAAACTGAGATTATAGGTTTTAAAGAAATAGATCCAATTACATTAGTACCAGGATATAACAAAGAAGATAAGAAGAAAGTTTGGACTCAATTCAAAGACGATCCTATCAAGGAGAGAGTCTTGTATGACTCTCAAATCATTTATATCTCTTATTCATCTATTACCACAGCATCTAGAGTTAGTTACTTAGAACGTCTTGTAAGGTCTTTTAACTTAATGAGAATTATGGAACACACCAGAGTTATTTGGGCTGTTACTAATTCATCTTACAGAATGAAATTCATTATACCAGTTGGTGGTAAATCTAAAACTAGAGCAAAACAATCTTTAGCTCAGTTAATGAATAACTATAAAGAAGTTGTAGATTTCGATTGGGAATCTGGAACAATGCATACTGACGGTAAACCAATGTTACAATTTAACAAAGAATACTGGTTACCTTCTAAAGACGGTGAACAACCTGAAATAGAAACATTAGGTGGAGAAGGTCCTGAATTAAGCGACACGGAAGCACTTAAATATTTCTCAGATAAACTTAAAGCAGTTTCTAAGATTCCATTTAACAGATTCATGTATGAAGACGGTGGAGGAGACTTTAACTTAGCAGCAGATGGTATGATTAGAGATGAAATCAAATTCTCTAAATTTATTAAAAGACTAAGATCAGTTTTCCAAGAAATATTAGTTAAACCACTACACATTCAAATGTGTCTTAAATACCCTGAATTTGCAGATGATCCAGCTTTTAAAACGCAAATATCTTTACAATTTATTGAAGAGAATATGTTTGCAGAACTTAAACACATGGAAATTATGGAACGTAGAATTAACTTCGTTTCAGATCTTAAAGATTCATTAGTTGAAACAGATCCAGAAACTATGGAAGAAACATCATACTTTGATCAAGACTTCTTAGTAGACCGTTACTTAAAACTAACACCGGATGATAAAGCAGCAAATGAAGCATATAAAGCTCGTAAAGCAGCTAAAGATGCTGAAGAACCTGATGTAGATCCTATGGATTTAGGAATTTAAAATTATAAACAATAAAATGAAACACGTAAAATTATTCGAACAGTTTGTTAATGAAGCAAAGACTTTAGATAGAAAAGACATGATGTCTTGGTTTAAAAGTAAAGGAAGAGACTTCGTAAAAACAAGTGAAGAGTTCAACGGTGAAGAATCAGGAATCTGGTTAAGTAAATCAGATGGTGATAAACAAATAGATCGAAGCGTATCAACTGCTAAGTTTGATAATGGAGTATTAAAGTCTTTTAGAAAGCAAGCTGCTGATAGGGGATGGGAAATAACATTTTACGATGATTCAACTATAATGTGCTGGCCTGATTCAGTATTATCTGAAGCCGTTAAAGTAACTCCAGAATCAGATATTAAAGTAGATGACTATACTACTGATGATTCTCAAGAAATTAAAGCAGTTGAAATTGTTGGAGCTATTGTAAGTTCTGATACTGAAGACGAATTTATAGAATACTTTTACGAGACATACGGTCAAGGAGCATTTACAGAGACAGATATATTTACTTTGATAAAGTATTATAATGAGTATGTAGAAGAAGTTACTGCAATAGAAACAGAGAAAGAAGAAGAAGAGAAAGAAAATCCAACAGCAGATGGAGATGAAGATTCAGGAGATTCTATCGATGATGAAATAGCAGCATTAGAGAAATAAACAAACTTTTTAAAAAGGACACTTTTTAATGAAGATATATAATCCAAATATAATAAAATAATAAAATGATCAAAAAAGACTTATTAATCTTAGAAAGATCTTCTTCTAGTTTAGATTTAAAGAACGAGAATGGGATTTACGTATTAGAAGGTATTTTCGGCGAGTTAGATAAAAAGAATAAAAACAATAGAATCTACACAGCAGAAGAGTATTTACCACAAATCGAATCGTTACAAGACAAAATTAAATCTTCAAAATTATTAGGTGAATTAGATCATCCTTCTAACTTTGATGTATCTTTAAAGAATGTATCTCATGTTATCGAGGAAATTACATACGATAAAGAAAACAAGCAAATTAAAGGACGTATTAGATTATTAGATACCGATGCAGGTAGACAAGCTAAGGCTTTAGTAGATGCAGGTGTTCCTTTACAAATATCATCTAGAGCAGCAGGAGCTGTTGAAGAGAATGGTACTGTAAAAATCAAACAACTATTTACATATGATTTAGTTGCTGATCCAGGATTTGCCAACGCAGAATTAACAAGAGTTAATGAATCTTATGGATTTGGTAATGACTCTGACATATTAATATATGAAATAGGTGCTAGTGCATCACAAATTAACGAAACCAAAATAGAAAATAAAGAAACAGAAACAATGGCAGAATCAAAATTCATCACTGTTGAGGACTTTAATAAATATTCGAAATATCTTTCTGAAGAAATTAAGTCTATTAAAGAGTCTCTAACAGAAGCAAGCGAAAAAGGTAATGAAACAGAATTAGCAGAAATAAAAGAATACACTAGCTATTTAGCTGAAAAATTAGATCAATCAATAAAGTACGCAGAGCATATCGCTGAAAAGACTGATCAAAATATTCAGTATACAGAACATGTTGCAGAAAAGACTGATCAAGTTATTCAGTATTCAGAGCATATCGCAGAAAAGACTGATCAAGTTATTCAGTATTCAGAACATGTTGCAGAAAAAACAGATCAATCAATACAGTACGCAGAAAGCTTAGCTGAAAAGGTAGATCAATCAATTCAATACTCTGAGCATATTGCTGGTGGTGTTGATAAAATTAAAGAGTATACTAATTATTTAGCAGAATCTTATAATGAAGGTGCAACAACTCACGAGAGTTTATTAGAGTATGTTGGATATTTAAAAGAAAACTTAGAAAAAGTATCTGATTACGCTGAATACGTTGCTGAAACTGTAAATTCTAATTTAATAGTAGAAGATGAAGCAGGAATTCCAGCTGAAGATATTAAAACTGATACAACTGATGTTACAGAACCTATAGTTGATGCAGAAGGAAACGTAATTGACGGAGAAGTTGAAAACGTTGAAGGTGATTTAGAACTAGACGGTGAAGGAGAAGCTGAAGGAGAAGTAGTAGCTGAAGACAGATCTGAAGATATTGAAGACGAAATCAAAGAATTAGGAGAACCTAAGAAACTTCAAGAATCTGAAGAATCTGAAGAAGAAGCTTACGAAGATGAAGAAGAAGTAACTGAAGATAGAGCAAAAGATATCGAAGACGAAATCAAAGAATTAGGAGAACCTAAGGACGGTAAATTAGCTGCTAAAAACGAAGAAGTTGATTCGTTAGATGCTTACAAGAATTCAATCACTGAAAAGTTACAATCATTAATTAATAAGGCTGAAGAAAACAAAACAAAAGATCCACACTTCTTTAAATTTGTATCAGAATCTGCAAGAACAGAATTTAATGAATTAGCAACAGAAGATAAAACTAAAGTATTATCTGCAATCGAAGGAAGAGGATTCCTAACAGAAGGACAAATCTTAGGATTATGGCAAAATTCTTTATTAAACGCGGTAGTAGCAACTGACCCTAAGGTAGTTACTTTAATGCCAACTGAATATAAAGACACTTACGCTAAATTATCAGAAGCTAAAAAAGGATCAATCTTAGCACAATCTAAATACCACGTATTAGAAACTGCTTACCAAGTTGCAAATTTCTGGCAAACTAGAGACTTAAGAGATACTACAGTAGTTATGGAGAAAGTTGAAATGGTAAAAGAATCTAAAGAAGTTGAAGTAAAATCAACAATTGGATATGATACTAAGGATATAGCAGCACAAATTGCAAATAGATTTAAAAAGTAATCACAAATAAATTAAGATATATTATATAAGAGGTTGGTTAAGAGCCTCCTCTTATATTTTTAATTAGAAAAAATGAATTTTTCATTTTCCTCTAAAATAATAAGGATATATATTAATATAAAAATACAATCGATTATTAGTTAAGAAGCAAAAGACTAAAAAAGAATCGAAAGAATAAACAATAAAAAACCATTAAAAAAAATATAAAACAAAAATGGCAAATTTAATTAACGAATCTGAAGTAAGAGGAACATGGTCTCCGATCATCGAATCTGCAACAGGAATCAACGATGCTAGTAAATTAGCATGGATGTCGACTTACTGTCACAACCACAAACTTTATGAAGACGCTAACATTATGTCTTTAGATCCAACAATGAACTTAACAGGTATGGGAGCAACAGCTTTTCCATCTGCAGGAGGAAACGGATCAGGAGATAAAGCTCCATCTTTATTACCTTTAGCAATGCAAGTTGCTGCTCAAACTGTAGGTTTAGATTTAGTACCAGTAATTCCAATGGCTGGACCAATGGGATTATTATCTTATTTAGACTTTACTTATGAAGGTGGTAAATTAGACGGTGCTGTTAACCCAACTTACATCAAAACTGCAGTGACTGCTGCTCCAGGAGATGTTATTGAAGGAACTTCAAGATTAGACGGAAAGAACATTATCAAAATTGGTGCTACAACTGAAGAAGCTGGTGTTATTACTGTAACTTATTCAGATGCTGTATTAGTTAAAGCATTAGAAGATCACATCAAAGGATTTACAGGAGCAGATGCTGCTGGAACACCTTATTCGAGAGAAGCTGGTGAATCAACTCCTGACAAGATCATGGGATTATCTTTATTCTCTAAATCAGTTTCAGCTAAGACTTACCAAGTTGCAGCTGCTGTTACTAGAGAGCAAGTTCAAGATTTAAAGCAATTCGGAGTAGATGCTGTAGCTCAAGTTGAGTCAGTATTAACTAACGAATTAACACAATCTATTAACCAGCACATCTTAGGTTCTATTAGAACTTTAGGAGCTGATAACGTTACTGCATTCGGATCATCTTTTGATATCGCATTACCTGCAGCATCTTCATTAACTGGAGGAGATACTGTAGCTTCGGCACACAGACAAATCTTAACTCAAGTTTTAGCAGCAGCTAATTTAATCGCTAACAGAGGACGTAGAGGAGCAGGAAACTTCGCAGTAGTTGGAGCACAAGTTGCTACAGTATTACAAGCAGTTTCTGGTTTCGTTGCAAATCCAATGGCTAACACTATTTCTCAATCGGCTGGAGCAATCTATCCATTAGGATCAGTTGCTGGGATTAACGTATATACTGACCCTACATTAGCATGGTCAGATATGTCAGTATCAGTTGGAAGAAAAGGAGACGGAAACGGACCTGGATTAGTATTCATGCCTTATTTAATGGCTGAATCAGTACAGACTATCGCTGAAGGAACTATGGCACCAAAGATCGCTGTAAAATCTAGATTTGCATTAGTTGAAGCTGGATTCCACGCCGAAACTCAATATGTTACTTTTAACGTAACTGGATCAAACACAA